GTCAGTAACAATGGTTATACCTTAACTATATTCCCAGGCTTAACGAGAGCTATCCAGACGAGTGAAGTACTCAAGTATGACAACCTACAGGGTTCTTTCATCCTAACGCCTCAGAACTCTACCTATCAGTTACCAAGTACTAATGTAATGGAAGTAACTATACAAGCCACTGAAAATATCAGGGGTTAATATGTCGATCCCAAATAATGTATTAAACAACCCAGTACTGGTCAATTACTGTAACACGATGAGAGGCGACAGTAAAACCATTCTCACTGAAAAGGAATTATATCAGTGCGGCATTATGGTAAAACTCATCGATATTTTCCCACCGAAGGGCGGCAACCTTTATCTGACAGATGCCATCTCAGACCAGAGTTATAACAGCATCACGTATACCTCTGTACCTGATTTTCTTGATTCAAGTTTTGCAAATTACGTTGAGAAAAATCAAATCAATAACAACGGTACGTCATTCAAAGTGAATAATATCAATCAGGAATACCTGAGTAGTGCCCTGCGTGGTCTCTGGACTGACGCCAAAGTTAATATCTGGATGGGTATCGTCAATCCTGCTAATGGCTCGATTCTCTACGCCTACCGGATTTTCAGTGGTTATATCGATAATTTCAGCTCTGATTTTAACGTTCAGGGTACAGAAACCACTAATACAACCACAGTCAATTTATCCAGCCTCTGGAAAAAACTGGACCAGACACAGCGACTGCTTTCAAGTACGAGTATTCATCAGAGCACCCATCCGGGAGATAAATTCTTTGATCTGATAGGCATATTAAATGCGAGTGAGCAGTACTGGAAAACGAGTAAGAAGTAAATGAAAAATGGATTTATTACAGAGTACTTAAGTACTCTCGCAGGGATGCAGTTAGTGTATGGCGAGAATGATTGCCACGTTATGTGTCTGACAGTTATTGATATGATCACCGGGTCAAAATATCGTGATGAAATTTATCAGAAATACAATACGCCAACAGCAGGCAGGAAATATGCAAAGGAAAATTGCTCATTTCCTACGTTATCAGGGTTGTGCAGGGCAAAGGGCGAATTAGTTAATGAGCCACTGGATGGAGATATTATTATTGCCTCTGGTCATTGCACCGTATTCTGGCGTGGCAAAGTAGTAGTACTGAATGAAGATGGTACTCACTATGTTATTACCTATTACAGCCCGATGGAAAAAGAAAAAATATACAGATTCACAGGGAGTAGTGAGTAATGGCAGTTGCAGCACTGGGCGTGGCCCTTATCGCTGGGGCATCAGCTGCGGCAGCAGCTTATGCGGCAGGTCTGAGTACATTAGCAATCATTGCTATCGGACTGGGTTCAGCGGCCCTCAGTTACATCTCATCATCACAGATGATGAACATCGGACAATCAGGGGTTTCATATCCCAGTACAAGTAGCAGTAATGCCAGGTCTACCAGCCCCAGTACGGGTATCCCCATCGTATACGGTGGTACGAACCGTAATAACCTGGATGAGGCATTCATTAAGGCCGGATCTATCGTGGTCTGGCAGAACGTATACAACGGCACATCTAACCAGCTCTGTACTGTACACGCCATCAGCATCGGTGAGATCGGCCTGACGCCGGGAGCGGGTACTGAGGGTGGCGGGGTAATTAAACAGATTTATATCGATAATGCACCAATCCTCGTGGATGGAGCATTCATCACGGCAGAGGGGCAGTTACCCACCTCAATGATGCTGCCAAAATTCCGTAACTACCTCCAGTTAGAAGTGCGTTTCGGGAAACCGTCCTACGGCGGTGCAATGACGCTGGCCCGTCAATATGGTGGTCGCTGGACAGATGAAATGCGGGGTGATGGTCTCGTACAGATCTGTACTGTTATCAAGAAAACCAACGATTCAATGATCGATGGCATTCTGACTAACATGAATTATACGCTCTCAGTAGAGATGAAGGGGCGTCTAATATATGACCTGGCAGACAACATCAAGAAACCGTCTTCAAATCCGCCGAGCCAGATTTATGACTTCATGACGGATACAGATTTTGGCTTTGGACTGAATCCAAATGATATTGATATTACCAGTTTCCGTAATATGGCTAACTACTGTAAGGCGAATCATTTATATTCTAATGGCACCATTCAGTACGATAAGTCATTCAAGGAAAACCTTGAGGCTATGTTAAGTACGTTCGGCGGTGTACTCTATGAATCTAATGGTGTGCTCTATATGACTGTTGATGCACCTGATATTGCAGTACAGCATTTTGATGAAAGTAATATTGTCGGCAGTGTTAATATCACGACAGGGACTAAAGCTGATTACGTCAATACAATGGACAGTACTTATACGAATCCAGATAATGACTATTCAGAAGATATCATTCGTTATCCAAGTGATGCAATTAATAACAGTACTGTAGCGTCTGATGGTTATATCATTAAGAAAGATTTAAATTATAAATGGGTTCAGGACAAAACTCAGTTAGCAACACTAAGTAATATTGAGCTATTAAAATCAAAGTACATTCACAATACAATTACTTTTAATACTTACATTACAGATATGAAAGTGTTTGATGTTTTTACCATCAGTTTTAAAGAAGCTGGTTTTGAAAACAACAAGTACCGGGTTGTATCTCGTACTGTACCAATGACAGTAGATAAGACGGGTATCATTCAGATTACTGCAATCTCCTATGATGACGGTATCTATCAGGGTAAAGACCCTGGCAAGTTCCCTCAAAACGGCTTAACTAACCTGCCCAATCCTACATACGTAGCACCGCCTGGTAATCTCAGAGCACAGCGTTTAGGTGCGACAGCTTCAGGTAACGCTGTACTGCTGACCTGGGATCTGAGTCAGGACACCTCTGTTCGTGGTTACAAAATCAAGTACAAACGCAGCGATTCAACCGTATGGACCAAAGGCGGGGAGGTCGGGAAATATACGACAGAATTTGAAATACTGAATCTCGTCTACGGCGTTCAGTACGATTTTGCCATTGAGGCGTACAACACGCTCGGATATTCATCTGAAATGGTGGCTATCTATAACCAGATGCCACAGATCATTTTTGCCCTGCCTAAAATCACTAATCTGGATATGGTCAATGATGATATGGGTCTGAACCAGACCTATGCACAGGATTTTATTTTCCGCTGGGATGATCAGAGCAGTGCTGTAGTGAATGGTAGGACGTTCGCAGATTTCTTTAAGTACTATGAGATCCGCGTATATGACCGTTACCGTAAGTACATTACCTCGTACTACACAACCACTAACACATGGACCTACACGTTCGCTATGAATACCAGCGATGGCCTGAGCCGTTACAGAGTGTTCGGTATCGTGGCTCATGGGTGGGGTACAGGCATCTTCTCTGAGGAAGTACAGATTGAGGTGAGTAACCCCCAGCATCCACAGCTACTGGGTATCAACCTGCGTAGTGGTTTTGATTCGGTATTCATCGACTGGACTGAATCTAACGTGTCTGATTATGCAGGCGTTGTACTACAGCTTGCTAAGGATGAGGGCTTTAGTTCAGGTCTGAAGTACTTCAGCAGTGCCAACCGTTACAGTGCCTCTTTCGGAATAGAGGACGGGTCATGGTACGCCAGGGTTTCAGCATATGACGTGTTCGGACAGGATGAACTGGTATGGTCGCCTACCATCGGGTTTAACCAGAATACGAAGGTGCCATACAGTAAGCTCAACGATGATGTCGTTGATAATCTGTTAAACAGCGAAGTTGCTACCGGCATTGTTGAAAAACAGATTGTAGATGAGCTGGGGTCACGCTGGCAGGTGCAGGTATCCAATAACGGGAACGTTACAGGCATAGCCCTTGCAGCTGATGAGAAAGACTCTGTTTTTACAGTGATGGCAGATCGCTTCAGTATTATCAGTACTGACTCTGCTAAACAGAGCGATAAAGTTTATCCGTTTGTCGTTCAGAACGGTAAGACATTCATTAATTCAGCAGTTATTGCAACGGCGGCTATTAATGAGGCGATGATTAATGATCTGAGTGTGTCACGTGCGAAGATTCAGAACGCCGCAATTGATAGTTCGAAGATCGCACAGCTGAGTGTACTGAATGCCCATCTCCAGAACGGCATAATTGACAGTGCCAAAATTGCCCAGCAGATACAGAGTAGTAACTGGGATGGTGTTAATGGCTGGATGATTAATAAGAATGGGTCAGCAAACTTTGGTAACGTCAATGTCAGAGGAAATATTCAGGCAACGTCCGGTACGTTGGATAACGTAACTATCAATGATAGCTGTACCATCAGAGGTACTCTGTCTGCTGCAAGGATCCTCGGGGATCAGTGCCGTCCTCAGACAAGCGGAGTCGAACGCAGCCCTAATATATGGGGTACTACTCCAGTAGCCGGGCGGCTTTATACGGCACTGCGTATCAATGGTGAAGATTTTGACCGGGTTTTGAACAGTAATATTCACCTGATTTTTGGTGCATGGAAATGGAACATGTTTCAGGTTTTCATGGGTGGTGATGGTCTGGCTAACCAGTTAATCTGGTCATTTGATGCAGGTACTGGTGGTAAATATGCACCAAAAACCTTTGATGTTGATAACCTTATTATCCCGGCGGTAGGGCGGGGCAGAATGAACTACATTTATGTAATGGCATCTGATGATCGTACGGGTAGTTGTGGCATTGGCATCGGTAAAGTTGCTGATGACCGATTAGATATATTACTGTACCGTGCAGGCGAAAACCCTGTAAGCAACGGCTAATACATAAATAATATGGGGCATAGGCCCCATGAAACAATAATAATGGGGCAATATGGAAGTTGGAGCTGTTGTGGCTCTCGTTATTTCAGGTATTTCATTTTTATGGACTCTGTACAGAGATAAATCAGGGGACGGTAAGCAATTAGAGGACCGTGTAATCAAGGTTGAAACTAAATTAGTTCTGACTGAGAGTACTTTAAATCGCCTGGAAAATGAGCAAGACGAATTAAAAAGATCACTTAAAAGTGTCGAGAGTCAGATTAACCAGATGAATGTTAAGATCGAACGTATACTAACGATTCTGGAAAAAGAATAAAGGGGCTATAAGCCCCTTTATTTGTTTTTTAATTGTCCTACCATGTCCAGTACACGAAACGGTGTCTGACGTGTCCACAGGCTGTCTTTCGCCTGTTTAACAGCCTGCGAATAGTTCTGTACTCGAAGTGCAGCTAACATCTTCTCAAACTTCTGAACTCCGGCTAAACCCAGCTGGAAGATCATCAGTACAAGAAAGTCATTCCAGTCACTGGGGACAGTCAGCCCTAACTTTTCAACTGCTGTAACGGCGATGGCAATATCTGTATCTAATAATGCATCAGCCTCCGCCTCAGTCAGGCCAACACTAAAATCTTCATTATTAGTGATGAGATGACCATAACCTACAGTCATTTTACCCAGCGAATCCGCATAAGGGTAAAACTTACCATCCCTGAAGTACTTGAATTTTGCCTGATATTCTTTAGTCCCTTCATAGATTTTGAGTCTTTCTTTCAATTCCATTAATCAATTTCCCGATAAATAATCCTATATGGAGTATTTATTGTGAAAATTGAAAAAGCGTGGCAGGCATATAACCCAACTACATGGGATATAAAAGATGTTGACTCAGGAAATTATTGTGCTTTTGTATACCTGATTCGTTTCGATGACGGGCGTTTTTATATTGGTATGAAGCATGTTTACAGAAAGCTGAAAGATATTGCCGATCTGAAAGACACTACCAAAGCGAGTGACTGGGAGACATACACAGGCAGTAGTAAAACTGTCAATTCAATGATCGAATCTGGATGTGATTATGAGAAATACATTCTGTGGTGTTTCAAGACCAGTAATGAAGCGGCCTTAGTTGAGACTGCCCTAATAAGTTTCTATGGTCTCCAGTCCAATAATCTGAACAGGGCGATAATGTGCAAAGCCCGTTTGCCTAAAGATGGAAATGAACTGTTTCAGGTACTGCAAACGCTAATAGAGGAATTAAAATAATGTCATGGCGTCAGGGCAACAGTCCCAATGATATGAAGCGATTCATAAACAATAATGCTCCTAAAATCGGTGAGCAATTCAATAAAGAACTCAGTAAGAAAATGCGTACTGTCACGCAACAAATGCAAACTAAACTGAATCATGAAGTGAGGGGTGGGGTAGTACCGTTCACCTCTCGCAGTATGATTTTCAAAAACAAGAAAGAAAATCAGTACGAAACTGTTAATCAGATAGTAGTACTGCCAGCACAGGCTTCATATCTGAAATACATTCTTGATGCAAAATATGCAGTCCCCGAATCAAAAATTATACCTACCCCGAATGCGAAATTAAGTAAGCAGGGGAATATTGTACAGTTGCGTGCCCGCTCAAAAGACAACCGATATAAAAAGGTAAAGTCTAAGAACGGAAATACGTACCTAATCGACACGACGAAAAAATCTGCTAAACGCAATCCGAAACTTGCAAGAGAAAAACGGGTTATTGGTTACTACGGTTCCGTAGGCAGAAAACGGCTATTTGACTTCTTTGACGAGACAGAGAAAAAAGTAATTGAACAATTGAGAAACTTACGCGGTACGTTTGACTATCGCTGGAAAAAATAATGAACGATTTAGACAAATTCCCTTGCTACGATCACTCTGTTCTGGATAAGTTTTCATTCCAGACTGTGAAGCCTGTCAGTGTGACAATCCCCTATGATAATCAATTTTCTGGTAGCAAGTTTATCAAGAAAAAAGTCGATAACTCCCAGGGTGATTTAGTGGTTTATACATTCAATCATGATAATACGCCTCGGATAAATGAGGGTGAAGTACTGTCAATTGAACTACTCGAAATTAATACAAGCGTGAAAGTACTGTACTGTTTCAATCACGTTTTCAAAGGGCATCGCGTTTATTCATGCGTTTGCCAGATTCAAAAGGATATAAAATGATTACGGCAATCATCGAACTAATAAAAACTGGTTTTACATTTTTCCAGAAAAAAGAGCAAACAAAAAGTGAATTAACATCTGAGACTAACCACGATCAAAACCAGATTACCCTTGAGGAAACTCGTCAGGGGTTCACATGGCGTCAGTGTTTAGGTTACGTGCTGGCATTTATTATTGCGTGGAATTACGTAGTTGTGCCACTGCTCGACTATTTCGGCATTGTGATATTCAGCTTACCGCTGGGGCAGATCTTTCAGGTACTGATTTTGTTGCTGGGTGGAAGTTAAGATAGTGCAGGTGATGACACCTGCACTTTTTTATGCCTCTTATGAGGTGATTTTATTATTTTTCTTGTGCCGTTTAGTATCTAAAAACATGAGAACAAAAAAGACTACAATAAGAAAACTGTAGGTTACATTACGCATTGTGTTTTTTTCGTCGCCAGAAATATAACTTGCAATGGGGGCTGCAACGGCGGTTGCTAGAGACAGTACGCCGATAATGTTCACCGGGTTTTTTGCAAAGCGAATTTCTGGAAGATATTTTTGAGCAAAATATGTAGAAGAGATAAAGGAAAGTGCTAATGAAAATACCCCAATTACCAGTACTGCATCGGCTTTGCCACTATCCGTAAACTGGCTGGTCAGACACAATCCGCCCCAAATCAATACACCGTAGATTATTAGTATTGAAACTATTTTAATGGTGCCCACGAGATTGATACGCAATGTAACGAAGTTGATTTTTTTCATCCCTAAATCCTTAGAGTAAGCGAAGCGGAATTATTATACGTGTGTTTGATCATAATGCGGTAAAACTTCTCATTGGGTGAGTTACAAGTTGAACCTCACAGATAATGCAAAAAAATTAGTGTATTTTGTTATTGGATAGGCTCGGATCTACACCTGTGCAGCGCCTGGCCGCCGCGCTGGCGTAGGCAGGGTAAGCTCGAAGAGGCCCCCTTTCCGCCGCCGGACATTGAGACGATCCTCCGCGACACGTTGAGCGACGAGCAGCAGGGTGAGTGGTGGGCCAACCGGCAGGTAGATTTTGCCCTTGCGCTGGCAAATCAGCAGCGGCTGCGGGCCAGCGCCTTTCTGCACCATCACGGTATCTCACTGGCGCTGCGCCTGTTGCCCAACGACTGCCCGAAGCTCTATGCCCTGGATGCCCCGCCTGCGCTGGAGCAGATCCTCGCCTGCGACAGCGGGCTGGTGCTGGTCACCGGCGCGACCGGCAGCGGTAAATCGACGACCCTTGCGGCGATGGTGGACTACCTCAACCACCGCCTGGCCGGGCACATTCTGACTCTGGAAGATCCAGTGGAGTTTGTTCACCGGGGGGCGCAGTGCCTGATCGAGCAGCGGGAGATAGGCCAGCACTGCCCGTCGTTTGCCGACGGCCTGCGCGCCGCGCTGCGCGAAGATCCGGATGTGATTTTAATCGGCGAGCTGCGGGACAGCGAGACCATTCGGCTGGCATTGACCGCCGCCGAGACCGGGCATCTGGTGCTGGCGACGCTGCACACCCGAGG